GTACGATATATGTCAATAATGGGTTTACCTAGACAATTAACAGAAAAACAGATGAAATTTGCAGAGCTTTTGGTCTACAATGAAGGCAGAAAGAGTGCATCTGAGTGTGCATATGAAGCTGGATACAAGACAAGACCAAGGCAGGCAGCATCAGAATTACGTAATCCAAGAATATCTCCTTTGGTTGTGCAATATATTGGTGAACTCAGACGTGAGATACAAGAGAAATACCAAGTTGATTTAGGGAGACACTTAGGTGAACTTGCTAAACTTAGAGATGACGCAATGAAAAAAGGTGCATGGTCGGCAGCAATAAATGCAGAGGTAGCACGTGGCAAAGCTGGAGGGCTTTACGTAGATCAAAAACTTATATTATCTGGTAATCTAGATAATATGTCAGAGAAAGAACTTGAAGCCAAAATGGCTAAGATTCTTGATGATCATAAAAATTTAATTGATGTTAGTCCAGAAGAGTCACAATCAAAATCAGAAATAGAACAGCACCCTGTATCCGATTAAAGAACTCATTTACTTTTACCCAAAGGCTTTTTATTAAAGCTAGGGTTTTTCTTATTATTTCCATATTTTACTCCTTGTGAGTCAGGCCCTTTTACAGGCGGTATAGCATGCCATTTTACGTTCGGCATGTTCTTAGTCAAGGTCTTATTTTTCATATAATTATCACACCAAGCAAGAATCCACACACAAAACAAACTATTTCTGTTCTGTATAATAAATGCCATTGGTGAAATTTATCTACATATTTTTTATAATCAAAAGTCATAATATTTATCTCCTGTTATTACGATACCATATTTGTATGCCAGTCTTGATAGTAAGTCCCATTTACCTTCTTGTTTACACCTTTTTATTATGCTGTTGAGTCTAAAGGTAAACTCTGTTTTTCTTGTCATATTCTTATCTTCTCCATCTTAGATATTATACTACGAGGAAAGCAATTCCTATCTGAAAATACTGCAGACTCAGTATCATACGAAGCAAAAGTCCAAACATATTTCTTATTCTTATCAAAGATATATGCTTGCGATACCATTGTAGCTGGTAATAACTTCTTCATCTCATCTACATCAGCATGGCCCGCATCTCCGCACGGGTCGATCCAAACTATCTTGTAGAAGTAATACTTCTTCTTACCTATGACTGCATATTTATATTTAGATTTCTTCCTACGTTTCATACCCTGTTTTAACATATAAGAGATATTTTGGGGCAAAAATGTTTTTACAAAAACCAAAAAACCCTCGCGCGCGGGATACCAACTTTGTATACTGTGCCACCTGTGCCACCGTAAAAATCTGTCTTGGCACAGCTATTATTCGCTCATACCAACGCTTATAGTCCAAAAATACCCCTTGTGCCACTGTGCCACCAAAAACTTTTGCTATCACC